AGGACTTCGGAGCAAAGAATACATCCGAGTCTTGCAGTCGCAGCCAATGTGTTCTTTTCATCTTTCGTAGCCATTACCTAAATGTAACCCAAATTGATATACCTAGCGCAATAAATATAGCCAACCCTATGTAGTATGGTAAATCGCTCATCTCACAGCACGATCAAGAATACGATTATTAGCACTTTCTGTTCTATATATCTCGATCATTAATTCTTTTGCTTTAATTTGGTTATAGAGCCTTTTTTCATTGTAAGCCGCAGCTTCTAACTCATCTATTTTTTGCCTAAAAGAGTCGCTGGCTTGTGCCTCCATCTCCTTGCCGGAAATGCTAGGCTGACTAGACGCAATCATCTGTACGCTTTTTTCTGCTTTTATGTGATGTTCTAAAGCAATTCGCCTTGAGTACGCTTTTGCGTACTGGTCGGAGTTGTCAAAGATAAATTGGGCTGATTCAAGTGCCTCGTCTGTTTTTCTGTCCATTGTCTAGTCATTTCCTGTGTAAGTATTTCGTACGCTTTTACGCCTCTTTTTTCGCATATCAGCGCAAGTTGTTTTCGTCTTTTTGCTAAAGGCCAAGTAAGTAAATCCCTAGCCTCACAGATGTTTCTCCACTCCTCGCTGCTCGTATTGATTGATTCGCTCACCTATCCACCTCATTACTGGTACTGCCATTGAGTTGCCTAATGCTTTATATCTTGGGCCATCTGGGCAATTTTCTTTAATGTTAGTGTAATTATCTGGAAAGCCCTGCAATCGCTCACATTCTATTGGCGTAAGTCTGCGAATTGCCATATCTTGCATAATTTTTGGGCCGCTATGAGTAGGGCCTGCCATATCAGCAGTCATTGTTGCAGACACATCACCTTGTATAGTTCCATTGTAAGTATCCACAAATTGTGCAATAAATGTTTGAGCGTGATGGCTTTGCACAGACGGTCTTAATGCTTGCAATGCTGGAGTAACCTCCAATGGTGTAGCACTAAAATTGTTTGCAGTAGCATCTTCTCTTATGCTATAGGCTTTTTGTACGAATGGCACATTCCCCCCCCCCGTTCCCCAGCTGCTTGTAACTGTTTGGCATACATCACCCATAGGCTTTACTCGGCTATCGCTTGGATGATTTTCGTAAACCATCATAGTAAATCCATCTGCTCTACTGTAATCATTACAGCTCGTTTGCAAAGTTGGCGCTAATTTTTCTGTCATTATCAGTTTGCCCCCCCCCGCAACTTCGTAGTTTCCGACTCCTTTGTAATCTCTTGCGCACAATGTTGGAGCGCAGTCAGCAACAGGGTAGGCAATTCTTTCCCTCGCTTTTCTGCCCTTCTTAGTATTCCCTGACAAGCTATGGGGGTCAAATAATACTTCTGCGGCAGATCTCCAATCTCCAAGACATCCGACAACAAACACTCGTCTGCGTCTTTGGGGTACTCCAAAGTGTTGAGCGTCAAGCACCCTATAGGCCCACCCATACCCGACTTCCCCCAGCGCACCGAGGAAACTGCCAAAATCTCGCCCCCCCCCAGAACTGAGGACACCTGGCACATTTTCCCAAATGCACCACTTGGGTCTAAATTTGTCAAGAATTCCCACATAGGTAAGAGCGAGGTTGCCTCTTGGATCGTCAAGTCCTTTACGCAATCCTGCAACGCTAAATGATTGGCAGGGAGTTCCTCCGACCAAAATGTCAATTGGCTCACTTAATTTCCACTCCTTATATTTTGTCATATCCCCCAAATTAGGCACATTAGGATAATGATGTGCCAATACTTGTGATGGGAATTTTTCTATTTCACTAAATGCTATTGGATTCCAGCCCATGTGATGCCATGCTACGGTTGCAGCTTCTATGCCTGAGCATACTGATAAGTAGTTCAAGCCTGCTCCTCTAGTTGCTTTATCTTTTGGCTGATCCTGGCTCTCCATTGCTGCCATCCTTCTCCGGCATACGCTTGTACTCCAATCTCGTTTGCTTTTTTAATTGTTAATTCTTCCGAGCTATACCAAGGCAACTCTGGGCGCTTGTTTACTTTAGGCGGCTCAATGACAATCTGATCCTCAAACCGATAGGCGTTCAGCCAAGACGCCAAATGTGGTATGTAAATTAATTGTGTATCGTTTGCTTTCCAATACGCTATATGGTTTGGCATTACTGCTATTGCCAATGCCTGCTCTGCTTGCGTAAGGCGTTCAAAACTCTTTTGCGCTACACGCTTTGCTACCTTTCTTGGATACATCCCCCACAACTCATCAAAACTCATAAAAGTCCCCACTTAGTAAGTTCACCCGTTATAAATAATACTATGCCTGCAAAGTAAAAAGCAACCGCTACGATCTCTACTGTAAATAGGGCCATATCGTCTTGTGCGTATCCAGCCGCAGCCCATAAGCCAGAACCTATAAATCCAATAACAATGTTAGCTGGGTAGATGTTTAGCGCAGTCAGCAATATGCCAAACAAACAAAGGATTGTGCCAGTCCACTTTAGCGTTTGCATTTAATTTCTGTGGTAAATGTTTTGTGGGTGTTTTACCATGCTGGCAATAAGCAGATCAATTGTAGAAAACCATTGTATAAACATCTGACCGCCTGGCTCGTAAATAGTAAAGCTCATTTCTCTTGTGTTTTTCTTAGTAGTGCTTTAGCAAAATCTAAAACATCGCCTTGAATTTGATAAAAACTTGCAATAAGTTTTATTTCGTCATCTGTTAATGTTTTTGTTAAATCGTTCATTAGTGCGCTCCATAGTTGGTGTAAACGGTAAGGCTATCCAATCGAATTTTCATTTCACGAATTTTTAACTCTTGCGCTCTTAGCATCTCTGCTGCCTCTACTAAAGCATAAATAGCATTACTAAACTGCAATGCGCTTTCTAACTCATCTGCTAATTCCATAGCGGTTTTGCCGATCTCTACTTCACCAGCAAACGGAATAAACTCAGTTGGCACTTGCTCCTCCTAATGCTTTTATGGCCTTCATGCTTAACAATATTTTGTCTAAATTGTTTTCTGCACGAATAGCAATTAATTTTAAATTATCCGATGTACAGCAAGAACCGTCATCCCGATACAAACTGCCAGTAACGCTATCCATCATAAATCTTTTGTTATCTGTATCTGTTGCGATTTGAACTGGGGTAATGATGATCTCGCCTTCATTCAAAACTCCTCTTAGTAGTATGCGGTCTAGCAACCATTTTTTTCGTAGTTCTTTGCCTGCCCAGGATGGAAAACAAAATGTAGCTTGAGCGCATAAACCATCTGTAGATACTCGTATTCTTTTCATAAATTAAATACTAATCTACAAATCTACATTTATGCAAGCACTATTTGTGTATAGCCAATGTATACACAAACATAGGACATCAATGTCACATTTTTGCAAAAAAAAGTTTCCTGATCGGGAAGAATGTAAGAAAAAGTGTAGTTAATTACACAAAAATTACTGATCGGGGCATTTTGTAAGAAAAAGCAAGACGGTCAATAAATCTGCGTATTTCAGCGTTTTTGACTTGATGTTGTCAATAATACTGTTTAACAGGTAAATTTGTGTCAATAATTGAGCTTATTGTAGTTTATGTATCTAATGAGATACACATTTATAGGTTAGGCTGCCCACTTTTTTGTATAGACTTCCATAGCTTCTGCGTAGCCATTTAGCTTAGACATATCATTTGGTGTGCTGGTAAAGTGGGTAATCATTCTAAAGCCGTCTTTTATGCAAAAGTTATGCAGGCCTTTTTCTGCCATCTGCCTACAAATATCTTGATCGTAAAGGTGAAAGCCTGGTATCGACTCGTCAAACCGCACATCTTGGCAGGTAGCCAGCATAAGGCCATCTAGGTGTAAACAGAACTGTTTGCCATCGGTAAAGTGCAGTATTCCATTGCGAGAATCAACAACGCTGCCAACACATTGCCCTTCCCACCAAGGTGCTGCTTCTGTCTGGCTGCCTATAACGCCTACCATGCCAATTTCCTCTATGCAATACGCCAATAGATTCATGCGTAGCAGGATTGGATTGGTAACGATAAGGTCGTGGTGGATAAAGCACTTAATTTTATTCTTGGCTCTGTCTATTCCAGAGTTGTAACCTTTTGCAATAGAATTTGCGCCTTCTATGACAATTAGTTCATCGTCATCTTGCAAAATCAACGATTGCATTAAACATTTTTCTAAGATGTTTGTATTGTGTGTGCAAGCAATGTAACTAATAGATTTCATTTAAATATAAAATTCCCATAGAACGACCAACGCCAAACTGTGCGTAATGTAGAGAGATGTATCCCGTAACGATGGTACTCAAGTAGGCTCTACCCTAATCTTGACGGCTATCGAAGGTGTCGACCCTTGCTCCTGTGCATTTATCTCACAGGCCTCTAGCCCATCCCAGCTTTCTTCTAATGCGCTCGCTTTTTGCGCTACTACGAACTTGTACTATACCCTACAACTCCACTTCCTTGCAAGCCCATCTGCCGTTAGGCTGCTTGTACCAGCCTAAAACAAGGATGCGCCATTTGCTGCGTATGAGTTCTGGCAGGTATTCCGACTCGCTGATCTTTTTAACCCTACTGCTCATATTGGATTTGCTGGTGATCTGTACGCCTACGGTTTCGCCATTGCCTACAGCTAATATATCAAATATGTGGAATAGGTCTTTCTTGCGCTTGGTAAAGGCACAATAGCTTTCCACTACATCGCACTTATAGCCCCTAGACTCCAGCAAAGCCACCGTACGGCTATTCTGGCTATTAGCCAAGGTCTTGCTCGGTTAGGCGGCCTTCTGAGGCTTCTATGATCTTTTGATGCCATTTAGCAGGGATGCCGTTACGCATCTTCCAGGCATAGGCGGTTACATACTTCACATCTAAGATTTGGCACAGATTCTTGATTGAGCCAAATTCATTCATGAGTTTTTCAAAAGCGGTCATGGTTTCTCCTATGTAGAGTTTTATTCTACACCCATACAAAAATGCGACATAGTGCAAAAAAGCAACACTAAGGGTTTGTACCTAGTAAAAATACTTTGCGATTCTCTACATTTGTAGATTAAGATTTACCCATGCAGTACTTTTATCAACTCGTGAAGGAGTAACAAAATGGAATACATTACAAAAGACGGCTGGACAATTACACAAGCTATGTACAACGAAATCAAGGAAATTTGTCCTGATTTATCGTTTGAAGAAATCTTGCGCCTAGTTGATTTGTTCAAGCACCCAAACTTTAAAATTACCAAATAATAATTAACCAGCCCCCTTCGGGGGGCAACTCGTGAAGGAGTATGAAATGAAAGACATTATTTTAGGCGGTATCTTTGGGGCAATCATCGTATTCTTTGTAGCCGTAGTTTATGGCTTCCGTGTAGGTGCGCTATGACCTATAACAACGACAACTACTACGAGCCAGCAGATGACAACTACTCAATTGAGTTGCAAGAGCGCATCTACG